GGGCACAAGTAAGTGAGTCGCTTCACCGTCATTCGTATTGACGGGGGCAAACATGGCAGAACAGTAGGACGGATATTTACACTTTGAGAGTTTAGGTTCCAACCCAAATGTCTTTTTAATCAAGTTGCCTACTTTCGTGGCAAACTTATTATCTTCTCCTTTGACGGCCAGCAAATTGTCGTCACCCAGAGCCAACATATAAAAATCGGACACATTGAGCTGGTCTAAAGCCCAACAATGTACGCTAAAATTTATGAACGTGTTGCCTATGGATGTATTCTGGTCGCCACTCTTTCTCGTATACGGACATGTATATTTGTGGTACTTGCCATATCCTTCGGTTAGTTTTTGTCTTTCCAGGGCATTATAAACTGCGTGGTCGGGCATGAACAGTTTGTAAAGGGCCATCTCACACTCGTGAGCGCCTTCCCCTTGGGTGGCATCATAGCTGCTAAAGTCGTCTTCGTAGAAATTGTAACCTGCTTGCTTCATGTGATGGTACCATGCGCCAACCACGTCTGGTGTAGCGCCACTTGTATAGGATAATTGTGAGTAAGGAGGTGTTTGGTTCATTTTCATGGTCGTCTGTACGCGTTGCATGAATGGTCCCAAAACCATGTTGATCGCCGGGTGGTCCAACCCTTGGATACCCCTCGGTGCCTTCTCATCTATACGTTTATTGTAACCTGGTACTAATATTTCTCTTTTAATAAAGAAATTTCTCTTATGATACTTATCTGCGCGGAAATTCATTTCAGTTCGTTGGTTTAGCAATCCTGCGTACGTGGTTTGCTTAGCCGGTGGTTGACTTAAAATCCAACTCTCCAGGGTGATATTTGGAGTGGGTTTTAGGTCCAACAATTTTAATGCTATGTTCGCGGCATTTAAAAACTGTCTTTTGTTACCCCCTGCATTTATGCGTAAATGTCGGTTATGTAAACTGATCTTTTCATTTCTCTCATTATCTTCATGTGCTGCTGGCATGATGCCGACCCATGCAGGGCCGATGAGATAATATGGTTGTGGTTTGCGCTTCGTGGCATTTGGATTAGCATTATGTTGACAAGT